CTGCAATGAGTGCATTGCGTTCTGCGTTTGCTGAAGCTTGTGCGCGTCTGAAGTCAGCCTCTGCGTTCCCTGAAGGTACAATAAAATTGAGTTCAGAGAGCACGGCAGCACGGTCTCCTTCATCCTGAATCTCGTGAGCCATTTGCTCCGCAGACTTGCGTGCATCTTGCTTTTGAAGTTCTCGAAGGTCTTTGACGGTGAGAGGCTTGTCGTCAGGGTCGTCGGCATTTATCTGAAAGTTGGGCTTGATGCCAAGAGCTTCTGCTGGGTCAATACCCAGTGCTTTTGCTTCCTCTGCCTTCTTTTTCAAATTATACTCGGCAACCTGCGCCGGAGTTCTTTCAACTTTCTGTGAAGGTTCTTGTATTGGGTCTTTCCCCTCGTCAGCCGTTTTAGTTTCGACAACTGTTTCATCTGCCATGCAAGTTTTGAGTTGACTTGTAAACTGGGTAATTTTGAGCTAACTACCCAACTGTTGGAATGGTTCCCGTTGTGCTAAGAGTGCGAGGTGAGCTTTAAGCTGGTCTGCATACCACACAGAAGCTCTGTAAAACAGAATCTCGCTTGGTAGAAGTCCCGTCGCAAGACCGTGTTTGAACGCGATAAAACGTACGTGGTCTGCGCACAACTTGAAAGCCCTGTTATCCAAAACTTGGGTTGCCGAGTTTCGGAGAACGCTCGCATTGTCATAGTTCAACTGCTCACCATTGACGAGGACACCCTCATCATCACTGGTAACTATAGCATGAATGGGTAGTGCCCCTTCAATGTCAAGTATGTGGACAACGAGCCGATTCCGTTGTTCGGGGGTTAAGTCCCCTCGTAACAGCTTCTCGACTAGTCGGATGAGAAAATCCTTAAACATTACTTCTTGCTCTTCTTCGGTACGTCTAGTTCTGTGTTCACGTCAAGCACTAATCCGCCGTATTTGATATATAGCTCTTTCACTGCTTCTTCGGTAACATCCTTGCCCTCGCTCCTAAGCACGGTGACTGCTCGATAAAACTTCTGGGAACTACCGTCACCAGTCTTACCACCTGACACCCAGTCTGGTGGAATTGTTGGGTCAAATATCATAATTACTTTCCTTTCTTATAAACCTTACCAATCATCGTCTTCTTGCCACCTGGTTTCCCACCAGTAGCAATGTACTTATGCAGCGGATAGTTCGCTGGAACTTGTTTCGTCATGAACTTCTTCATTAGCTGGTTCCTCTGCTACAGGCGCTGCTGGAGTGAGCGCTGGAGCGGTCGTAGGAATAGTTGATAAATCGAGCGGGCTACCCGTAAAGGTTGCTCCTTCTCCGTTGTCGTAAATAACGTGTGCTTCTACTATTGCCATAATTTATTGTGTCATTGCTAATGGCCCCGGACTGCTTTGTGAGGGCTGCATAGGACTTTGAACCGGAGGCGTTGGTGTGCCTGGTGGCCCGTTTCCTAGCACTGCTCCCATCATAGCATTAGGCGACTGCTGTTTACTCTTAAAACGGTCAGGGTCGCCATCCGAGAAGTCCTCTATCACCGCGTCGGCAACTTCTTTCTGGTCAGTGAATGGATACACGAATTGCTGAGTGAGCATTTGATAGCGTTGCAGCTTACGAGTTTTATCTGAACCTGTTGCCGAATTGACTATCTGCTCTGCATCTACCGTAACACCGTACACATTGCGAGCAAACATGTATGGATTTACATGATACACCGTTTGGTCTTCACCGCCCTTACTGTTCCATAGCTTCCATTCGTAGTCGTCTTTTTCTTTCTGGGTCATTTTCTTCCCCACAAGATTCGACTTAAAGTGGATACGGTTTGTCATTGTTTTACCCTTCTCGCTGGTACGCGCAATAACAGTCTTGTACTTCACAGCCAAAGCAGTGGGAACTGTGGCATCTACCTCGCCTGAAAGTGTGTGTTGAATAGTACAGTCCACCACCAAATCTCCTACCTGTCGTACGAGGTCAGCTATCATGACTCCCATAACACTAAGGTTGAGTGCTGCTTGGTTTTGAGCCTGTATAGATTGCGTTGCCGTAACACCAGGAGTAGGGTTGCCACCCATGATTTTATCTTGAGTGCTTTCAGACATATCGGCTTCGTTCTTCTGAATCACCTGCATCGCTGCGGCAAGATTCGGCGACATGCTCCATGGCTCTACCGTAGCTCCTGATGGCATACCTATAGCCGCACCTGGAGCTATAACAATGTTGTCTACCTTAGCTACACCCGAAAGGAACAGAGGTTTTAACACTTCAAGCGTCATGCCGTCTTGTAAGAGACGGTAGGCGTGATTTATTGACCTGTCTTCCCAGTACTCCTTAAATGCTCCTGACTTTCCGTAAAAGAAACGTCCGGTGGGGTCAATAGGCTCGTAGTAGGTTTTGGCAAACGGGTAGACAGGAATAGACTTCCACTCGTCATTCACTAAAGACATTCGACGATGCTTGAATGGATTAGAGAGATACGGTTCCTTGTAGTTAAACATCCCCACACCACCTACCCAGTCAATCTCTAGGTCTTCGTCTCGGTAGTAACAAGTGATTATCTGCACTGCGGTTCTATCGGCTTCCGTCCACTCAATATCGTACAGAGTCTGATGTTCTTGCCCCGCAAGGAAGATGCGAGTTTTCCCTGCCTCTACATAGTCAAAGAGGTCTTTACCTGTTGAATCAACGAAGCGGTCAGAATAAATCTTGCGCGCCATGTCCCACGGTATACGGTTTACACGTATGTTCACGGGCTGCTGCTGAATGTCGTTTACGTAGAAGTCCCCAACGAGAAGCTGGTCAATAGGAATGATATTAAGACTCAAACCTGAAAGCAGTGTGTCTACGGCTTCAGTTATTTTGTACGAACCATCAGCTAGCTGTTCTTTGATGTGCTGCCACGCTTCTAAATACTGCACTTCTACGAGTGCAGCGGGATTCACGAGAGCCGACAGCACAAAGTACATAAACTTAGTTTCGTAGTTAGCTTTCTTTAAGTGATTCTCAACGATGATGCGCATTACTTGTGCGCTCATCTTGTCTTCCTCACTTTCCTCATTTTGAGCAGTAACGAACGGATACAACATGCCCGAAATCATGTGGGCGAGTATGGAAATCAACTTATTGCGAGCGGTATTCTTCCTACCACGCCACCGCCATCGTGCTTCGGATGGAACATAGGTCGCACCGACAAAGGCTCCAAAGGTTTCTTGGTCGAGCTTTGCACGAGTCAAGAGGCTCATGCCATCGAACTCATCAAATGGGCGATGTTGGAGTCGCCATGCTCTCTGGTAGTCGTTTTGACAACGACTAAACAACTTCATCACTTCTGGTGGTGGCTGGTACGCAGACTTCGATAACTTGTTACCGTTCCCGTCTATCGGTTCTCCAGTCTTCTCGTCTGTAACCGTGGTTCCAATCATTTTTAATAGGAGTTAGTTTGCTGTTATTGTACGAAGTAGTCGGGGATGTGTACAGACACTTGTCCACTATTTTCTTCAGCAGTGATTTGAAGCTGGTAAGCAGTGGCGTCGAGTACGTCGTCATGCATACCTCTGGGAAACTGCATCATTTCTTCCTCAAGGTCGTGGGTCTCACCTTCTATATGAAATATCGAGCCTGTAGCATAACGAGGAATGAGGCCTCGTATACGCACTTCCTTCTGCGTTTGGTTATGTTTTAGTTCAACAATGGGCAAGAACATATTGCGTTGACGCTGCTTCTCATCCAGATAGGGTTTAAGCCCATCAAGGTACACGGTCTTTTCGATACCTATGCTGTCGTAGTGGTACTTGGTGTGAAGCGCAAATATCGCGTCTACTAACTCCTCTGCGCCCAGCCTCATTCTCCACGCTTTGAGAAACCAGAAGTTTTCGCTGTTGACTCGATTGTCACAGAAGCCAGTATAGTCTGCTGACGAAGACTTAGAGATGGCTGTGTCTATAGTCAAGTGTCTCTGACAACTCATCGTCTCCACATAGGTCTCAGAGACTTTCTTGTACCACTCCGGTTTGAACTCTTGTCGCTCAGTTAAGACAGGCGAACCTTGATACAGACTTTGCCAGTCGTACGGGCCTATGGTGTTCTTGATTTCTTCGAGAGCTTCGAGGTTGAAGCGTTCTGGCCAGAGAGCTTCGCCTTCTTCGCGGTACTTTTCTTTCTTTGTGGCGACTGCGGGGAAGTGGACGATTTTACACCGCTTAGAAAGTTCTGCGTTCGCTAAAATGCGACCTGCTAAATCGTCAAGATGCCATCTCGTAAGAATAACGACGACAACGCCGCCTGGTTCAAGTCGAGTGAAAGCTGTACTTGTAAAGAATTGCCAGACCTTTTCACGGTACACTTCTGATTCAGCTTCTTCCCTATTTTTAATAGGGTCGTCAAAGAGGAGTACATTTGCTCCGCGTCCCGTAATTGCGCCGCCCACACCGACACTTGTATAACTCCCACCTCTACTGGTGCGCCACTTGGCTTTTGCTTGTTCATCTTCCTTGAGAGTTATGCCACTAAAGATATGCGGGTATGCTTCACCACTTACAATGCTTCTGGTTTTGCTTCCGAAGTCTTGCGCAAGTTCTGCCGAATAAGAGACTGTAATAATTTCTTTTTGCGGGTTTCGTCCCAAGTACCAAGCAGGAAAGCCAATAGAACACAGTTCGCTCTTACCATGTCGAGGCGGCACAAAGACGAGTAGGACTTTATAGTCTCTATCTCCAAACTGCTCAATCCTTTCGAGTTCTTGAGCGATGACTTCATGGTGCCAGTTTGGTTCGTAGCGAGAGTTAGTCGCTATCGAAAAGTCTATCAGGTTCTCCCGTGCTCTCTGACTGACGAAGGACACGTTCTGCGACGCGTCGCTGCTGTTCTGTGGAGAAGATGACGGTGTTGTAGGTGGTTCCTTTTTGTTCATTATCTTTTAGTCTACCAAGCACCTGAAATCCGAGACGCAGTTCTTT